CCGGTCCTGCTGATGCAGATCCGCCTCCTCCTGATTCACTTATACTAGATGTTGTGCCTGTTGCAAAGGTATAATTATCACTATCTGTTTTAGTAATTGTGTATCCTGCAGCTAAATTTATGGTTGCTGCGGCTACTCCACCGACCACATTTGCGTCTCTAAAACAGACGGTATCTCCAGTAGATCTACCATGATCTGGTTCATTTACAGATATTGTTGTAGATCCAGAGGTTGTTGTAAATGGATTTAATGGTAGCATGTGAGGCACAGCTGTTTCTGTTCTATCAGGTCTGACATTACGTAAGGATATAGAATCACCATTCATAGGTTTTGGTTCTAATTGTGGTTGTTTAGGTTCAAACTCAGATACATGCACAAAAGATCCATTCCATTCTCTGACCATTTCATTATATGGAAACTCCATACCTGATCTATCTGATATTGCTCTTGCGTATTTACCTGTTGCGTATTTAGCCATTATGCTCCTGGATAGTATGCTTTTGGTGTTATATATGTACTAGAAGCTGAACCATCTTCTGCTAATGCTCTAGCTAATTCATCTTCATAATATAGTTTCATTTGTTGTGTAAGTTGAGGTTGATACTTTTGTGCTAAATAAAAAGATAATCCAGCTGTCATACAAGGTACAAATCTAAATGGAACATCTGTTGCATTTGTATAATCACCTACATCTTGAATTCTTTTTATGTAGTAGAAATGCATATCTTTAGATGCATTTGTTGAATCTGGTGTTGGATAAACGTGAACTCTAACTTTATCAATAAATCTCTCTACCCAATATTGATTAGGTGTTCCTTTTGATAATTTATTTGAAAATCCTGCATAAGTTGATCTATCAACTTTTGTCATTGGACTATCTGATTGAGTTGTTTGTGTTCTATTGCTTCTTAATTGTGCTTCAAGGACATCGGATATTCCATATATACCATTTGGATTTGATGTAGCACTTGTGCCATCATCACTTGATCTAAAAAAATCATATTCTGCTTGACCTTCAATTAAATCTAAATCGAGTTCATCTATTTCCCAATAGTGAATACCTCTATTACCCCATTCTTGAAATAAGATATTAAGAGATCTTCTTGCAGATTTTAATTGATAACCTGCTACAGAATTTAATCCAATACGTTCAAAAGCATCTTCTATTATTTCATCAATAGCAAATGTTTTGTCGAACGTTGCTGTTCCTGAAGTAGTGTTAGCCATTTAAACTCCTAGCCAGTATAACCAATAGTAACAGAAGTAGTATTAGTTAAATCTAAATAAATACCAGTTCTACATCTAATACCGCTTCCTGGCACATAAATGTCTAAACCTTCTGTTCCACAGTTTGCTTCATATACTAAAGCTCCTGTTGCATCTGTTCCATCATAGATTTTAACATTGCTATTAGCAACTCCTTCAACCTGAATATAAGTTATTCTTGCTGGTCCAATAAAATTGCTAGACGCATTTGTAGCTCTACCAAATCTACCATCAGAAGTTCTGCACGAAAACTGTTGATCTGAATCCATATTTTTCTCCTTAAAATTATGTGTGGGCCGAAGCCCACACTAATTATTTATTACGCTGCAAATGCGAATACACCAGTAACTTGAGTTGTTTCTCTAGCTAATGATGTTGCAATGTGCCATGTGCCTGTTTCATAACAAATGAAAGCAATCTGTCCACCAACAGTCAACAAATTTGTTGTTGCGTTAGCTGGTGTGAAAGTTAATTTAGTTTCATTTGCTGCTGAAGTATCAAAAGTTACTTCACTTGAACCTCTTGATTCAATTACAGAACCAGTTGCCCAAACATCAGAACCTGCTGCATCAAAAGTTAATACTGCTGTTCCACCAGTTGTGTCAACCGCTTGCGCATAAACTACAACTGTTCCTGCTGTTGCTGCAGGTAATGTACAAGTTGCAGCTGCTGCACCTGTGTAGTTAATTACAGAAATAGTGTCTGCCGCTAGTGTAATACTAGTAGCTGTTGCTACATCTGATACCGATAAACCAGTTAAGTCAGGCATACCTGAACTCATTCTAGTTGTAATTGCTCCCGTAGTAGTATTTTTAGTTGCTACTTGGAAACCTTTTTCCGAACGTACCGGTCCGTTAAACGTTGTTGAAGCCATAATTATATCCTCCTAGTTTCCGAACATAGTCTCTAGGCCGTCGACTATACGCGTCTATGTTCTTTTAATAATTGTATAGTAATAAAACTA